TCTCGGTCCCCAGCTAATAGCATGTCTAGAGATTCCTTATTAGCGGGCTTATCTCCAACGGTTACTACAGCTCGCTCAAGAATTGCTAGCAAAGACTTGCCAGGATCTGAGATTCTTGCGATAGCCTCCTCATCAGCCCCAGTAAGTTCTCTTACCGTTGCGGTTTTAATTAAACCCTCAAATGGGTCATTAATACCGCCCGGCAAGAGAACTTCACTGTCAGATGGAAGAGCTACTGGAGCGGGTGCAACGGTAGTCTTCTCTGAATCTGATAAAGCTTTTTCTACGAGTTGATTAGCAACGTCAGGTGAGTCTGACGCTTTTACGATCTGTTCTGTTTCCATTTTGTATACCTATTCTTTATTATTAAGCTGTGAATGTTCCAGCAGTTGTTCCATAATCATTTGCCATGATGACATCAAAGCCCTCATGAACAATTGTCATTTCTTCAACCATAAGTGTGCTTTGTCCTGCATCTAGGCTGCTATAGCCAAGGTTAGCAATCCAAGCATTATACACTCTAAAGCGCATAGAGACGTGCTGGCTATCATCGTTATCCGCTGAAACAGTGTTAGTAGCCTTTGAGGCTGCGCCCTTTGGGTTTGGGTGGCTTAATACCGCAATATCCAAAGTACAGCGGAAGTCTGCCCCTACGCCTGAAGCCGCTCCAGTTGATAGAACTGAAAATAAGCGCTTCATCCACTGCTGGTTTGCTGTTTGACCTAGCATCAACCCATGTGAAAGGGTGATTGGGGTAAACGAAGATTGTCCTGGAATCTGATGGACATTAGTGTTATATCCGCCTTCACGGTAAGCAATAGGCTCTGTTGAGACGCTTAATCCTGAAAGAGATACAAATCCCATAGTATTCCACTTAGTGGTTTCCCAAGTAGTGGAGTCGCTAGGAGTATTTGGTGTAAATTTTACAAGAAACTTAAACGTACGGATTGGATCCGTAGCTAAACCTCTTTTAATATTATCGATTGATAGTGCCATTATTCATATCTCCTTAGATACTAGCGTTTCCTGTAAGTTGGCCGATCTTGATGATTACAAATTCGGCTGGATACTCAAGAGCAACGCCAACTTCGATATTAACTTTTCCAGACATAATATCTGCCATAGAATTGTTAGTTGAGTTACACTTTACGTAGTAAGCATCAGTAGGTTTGTTTCCACGCAAACCTCCTGCTTGCCAATAAGAACCTAAAAATGTTCCAATTGCAATGCTGATTTGATTCCATAGATTAGAATCATTATTTTCAAAGATAGCAAATGATGTGCGATCCTTAATTTCTTTTTCAATATAGGTAAGAGAACGACGTACGTTAATGTAGCGTGCTCCTGCTGTATTTTTAAGAGTACGTGCACCCATGATAACAATTCCTGCACCAGGTACATTACGAATTGCGTTGATTGGGTATGTAGCTGAGTTAACAGTGTCAAGTTCAGAGTTAGTAAACTGCTTGTCTGTAGAAACTGCTAATGCGATTTGATTTTGCAATCCTGCTGGAGCCTTAAATACACCACGAGACGCGTCTGTTGCAAGGTACTGACCTACAACCGCTGCTCCTGGAGCTTGAAGGCGTGTAGAACCAGGTGTTGCTTTCAAAGCATCTGGAATAAGTGTCCAAGGATAGTAAAACGCTGCAACTCCACCATCAGATGAAGCAGCAAAACCGGCTACCGTATCTGAAACAAAAGTCTGGGCTTCAGAAACTGCTAATCCTTGAGGGGTATCTAGAACCGCAAAAGCATCTCCACGACTTTGGCAGTAAGCTACCAAGTCTGCGTTAATACCTACAGCATTGGTACGGTCTGTACCTGAACCTGTTGATACGTTGTAGTAGTAAGCTGCATCTGGGTTGTTGAATACAAGCGGGCTCTGAATTGAATCAAAAGTAGTCAAAGCAGTAACGTAATTGCTACGAGTTGGTGTTGCACCATTTGCTCCAGCGGTTGTTGAACCTAGAGCATATAGTGTAGAGCCTATTGTAGGCATATTTGTTGGCGCAACAGACGCAGAGTTCTGGTTAGCAACAAAAATAAATGAAGACTGGGTATTAATTACAGAAACAAAATAACGTGGATCTGTTGAATCCATGCTTAGATCTGTATAGGTTTCAAGCAAGTTTGAGGTAGCGTTACCAGCAATTGTTGGAGCTCCGTAAACTGAGATACCAAAACGTGTTGATACGCCCGCAGCATTAACCTGAACAGCTAGGCTGTTTCCCCAGATTCCTGGGTTAGCAGCTGCAACTGAGATAGTGTTTAGGTGGCTTGAAGATGAGTCTGTTAGAATTACTGAAGCAGTAGCATATCCTGAGCCAACAACGCGCTTGACGTAAAGGTCACGGCCGCCATTAGCAAAGAAGTTATATGCCGCCCATGTTGTTGGGTACGCGTCTTCTAGTGATCCAAAAAGCTTTACAAACTGTGACCAAGAGCGTACCAATACTGGGGCTGCTGTGGTTCCCTTAGCTAAAGAACCTACGAACGCACCAATAGCATTGGTATCATCTGCAAGATCAATCGTTTGTGGAAGTTCTACTTCTTGGATAAAGACGCCTGGTCTACTATAAGTAGGCATTCGATTTTCTCCTTAATTGGGTTGGGTTATTATCTAGGGGATCCATATTATTTGACTTGTGTTCCTTGTTGCGTAAGCAACGTATTGTATAGGCTTTCGCTAGCGGGTACCTGATTGATAGGATCACTAACCTTGCGAGTAATGACTCTTTCAGTAACTGGGTATTCCACGGTATCAAATGGAAATCTGAATAGTTCAGAGGTCAATCTGATAGAAAAGACATTCATGAATAGGCGCTTGTCCGCTTCAGTCGTATCTCTTTTTGAAAACCCTAATGTTTCCAGGCGACGCCATGTGTTGTCTTCTGGTACGTAGAGTTGTCCAAATCTAACGGGTAGTTTTGTTGGTGAAAAAAGTTGGGCCAACATTTGACGATCATGGCGAGGTTGTCGGCTAAATGTAGTTACCTGATAATCAAGGTTGATTGGCATAGGATAGGGTTGCTTTAAGCTAGAAACCCCATCCCAACCTTCTGGTGCATAAGGCACTACTATGTCTCCCGATTGAACTCGTTCGGTAGCTTCGTAAATACCGATTAGATCTAAAGTTATATAAGGGTAGGATTGCTGACGAATTTCTTTGTCAGGTTGCCCATAGAAAACAGCTACAGGGCGGGCAGCATTACCTGCATCCGCTACGGTCATTCCGGAAAGCAAAGACTTGAGTGCAGCCTCTTCATTTAATAAAAATGGCATTAGTTACCCACCGTCCCCGCCATAAAATTTCGAATTACAGGTGAGGGAGGAGTATCTTCTGTCCCGTATTCCTGGGTCAGGATTTTATGCTCTAAATGCTTTGGATAGCCAACAATGTAATGACCCTCATGATTAACTTTAATAGTTAAAGCATGGGCAAGTTCCTCCGGCCAACCTGAGGTAATTGCCTCAAGGCGAAGGTCTGTTGTACGGTGCTTGGCTTTTTGAAGTAAGTGGTGGTGAAGCCGTCTGCTTAATGCGCTCTGTATACTAGCCATTTTTGCGAAGAGCTTTCGAGAGTAAATATCCAGCTACTAATCCTGCTGCGACTTTACGATTGCCATCTTTATTTAGATTGGCAACTCCTCGAACAAACTCTTCACGGTCTGGTTCGGACTCAGCCCGATTCAACCGGTTGACTAAAAAGATCATAATTCCTCCATAGGAAGGCGCAAGGTAAAGCAGCAGGGTTCCGGATTTCTCCGGCGTCATGTATAAGGGTAAACGAAAAAGCCCCCTTTCGGGGGCTAAGTCGTTACTTCTTCTTGTCTGCTTTCTTAATCTTTTTAGCTAATGCCTTATCCATCTTGGCATCTTCCTTCTTTGAAGGCTTCTTCTTGTCCATCTTGGCGTCAGCCTTCTTGAACTTTGCCTTTTCCTTAGGGTTCATACCCTTCATAACCTTAGCGTCTTGCTTCTTATCTGCCTTCTTATCGCGGCAACCACATGTAGCACACATTATTTTGGTTCTCCAAATCGTCTAAATTGTTTTGATACTGGCGGGGTAGGGGCTCCCTTACCTGTCTTACGGGCAGCGGGAGGGGTAACATAGTTTCTGCTTTCAGAAGGGGCGCCTGTTCCACTTTTGCGCTTAATCTGTGGGCCAACAATCTTTTCCATGGCCATTAGATAACCTTCTTTTTCTTTTTCTTACGTAGAGCAGCTAGATCAGCTGAATCGATCTTCTTCGGATCCCCAGCTTTAGCAGCAATTTTCTTTTGTTTTGGTGATAGAGCTTTCTTAGCGACCATTATTCTTGTTCCTCTTCCTGAGTTTCAGATAGAGCTTCTGCTGACTTCTCTGCAGCTTCAATCTCTTCTAGTCTTGCATTTTCAAGCTCTAGGTCTGGTCCTGGGGTGATGTCAAAATGAGCTACGGCGTCTTCTGACTCGGTAGCTGCATCTACTGGAAGTTCTGTCATTTGGATCCTGTCTTCTTATGAGGGTGGGTCTTGTGGTAGGCCTTGGTTGCCTTTACACCAGACTTAATAGTCTTAGCCCCAGCTACCTTAGTGAGGTTAATCTTATCCCATTTAGGGTCGTTTTTACCAGCATGGTCGACTATAACCTCGCCTTTTTTGTTCTTCTTTACAACGTGGGTTTTACCCGTAACCTTAATTTTAGCCATTATGGGACCAAATATTGTCCGGAGATATACATATAACCGGATGTGGTTAGGTTTACTGGGTTTGTTCCAGTCAACAGATCGTCATGAGCATATGAGTTACTACCACTGGTATTTGCCGTATGGTACAGCGCTACAGAAGTTGTCTCGGAGGCAGCATCGGCCGCAATGTGATAGTGCGTAGATCCTTGATGTATTGCGCTATTTCTAAAAACATAGTCGTTATCTGGAGCAAATGGTAGGGTGAGGCTATACTGCCCTGTACCAAAGTTTGTTACTGTAGAAAACAAAACTTTTATATTAAAAAATATATACTTTCCAAATTGAATGTATTCACCAGTAGCCGGGGTACCTGTAAAGGCCAAACCTGTTCCCGTCCAAACAGGGGAATAAGTTTGAACCGATGTTGAAGGTCCTGTTGCCCCTGTTGCCCCTGTTGCCCCTGTTGGTCCGGCAGGACCCATATTTTGGCTATTATCGTATGTAATGCCCATGGTTATCGTTGAATCGTAATAGTAGCGACTTTTGAATTGGCAACAGAAGAAACTCCGTATACGTCCATAGTTGCACTTAATTGATCTAAGGTTGCAACAGCTCCAGGAACTAGTTTCATTCCGTAAGATGTAGAAGACACGGTTGCATCTCCAATATAAACGATTGCAGCTGCATCAATGTTTTGAATTGATACGCTTACAGAGCTAGATGTAGTTTCTTCATCATTAGCGATAGTTAATATCGTAGGTGTAGAGGTTGAGAGTTGGGGTTGTCCGTGAAATAGTCTTGCCATTATCAAACTTTCTTAAGAGCTGGGTTCTTGCGCTTAGCCGCTTTAGAGGCGCCGCGTGAAGAAGCAGCTAGAATTGCTCCAGCTGACTTTTTTGATACGCCTTCTTTTTTAGCGATCTTGTTCTGAACGGCTTCAAAGCCAGGATGCTTCTTACTTGCTTTCTTTGCAGCCACTGTTACTCCTTAATAAGTACTTTCATCAAATGAGCTATATCCAGCAAAGTGCTGAAATTGAAGATCGTTTACAAGCTCTTCAGAGTTAACCTGCAAACACTCTACTGATACCAAAGTATAGAGGTTATTTACAATCCCTAGAGGTTGAATCTTGCTAGGGCTGAAAACCTCATTTCTAAAGACGATTCGGTCTCTCAGGAAGTTGTCGGGATTATTCATGAGTTGCTCAAAGTGGGGTAGAGTATCTGAATCCATACCGTATAGGTTGGTCCCCTGCTCAATAACGTCCATATTGATCGTTATACGCAATACGTCGGTATTGTAGAAACCACGGTCGTTCTGAACGCTCACGCCCTGATAAAGGATGGCTTTTGTTACTGGAAGGGTTAGGGGTTGGAACCACCTACGTCCACCATCAAAACTACCGACATCGTAGATTGGGTCTACCTGGGTATTGTTAGCGTCAAATACATACCACTGAACTTTGTTCCCAACAGTACGGACTAGGTCCGAGGTGGTACCTGCGATTATAGATGCCCGCTCATTAGGGATGTTAAAGCGCCCAATTCGGCGTTCTCCACGCATACTAGCTCCTTACCGTAGGTAGACAGTATAGGGGTTAGACTTGTTCCCTGCCCCACTCAACCTTGTTCCAAACCCGCTCATGGTAGTAGTACAATACGGTTTTTGTTAATACCTCAAACCCTGCAATTGAGGCTGCGGTTATTGGTTTATGGGTAATCAATAAAGACAAGACAAAAGTATCTACTGTACCAACTACTCTCCAAGTAATGGCTTTTACCCCAGACCGCTGTTTTGTTACATTCATAAGCCCATTTCCTTACGCTTCTGAGTAGCGGATATCGCATGTATATCTGCCCCCAGATCTACTTGCTCAATCTTGTACCCAACATCTCTACCATAGACAATGTTAGTAATGTTAGGCATCTTTACGACCATAGCCCCAGACATAGCTGGATCTGCTGAAATATACCTCTTAACTTCATCAAAGCTGAGTGGATCTTTCTCGCTAGTTCCGTGGGTATTACGAACACCCAACATTACCTGTTGGGTACGTTCTTTAGCCTCATGGTATAGGGCGTGATGCCCTTCGTGCCATGGTTGATAGCGTCCTAGCATCAAAGTTGTAGGTGCTTTCCAATCATGAAGATTGGAGGTAAAGATAAGGTTATTTACATGGGCATTTGCGTCAAAGGTCTCAAACTTGTAGTCAAAGACGGTAGGAGTTTCCCACATCTTATTGGTATCTTCAAAACGACCTTCTTTAATGGTGTCCATCCAGACCAGGATATCTGCCTTACCAAATGCTTCGCGAGTTGTTTGTGTTGGGCAGATAAAATCGACTACTACATCTAAGCCCTGTCCAGACAATAGGCGGGCCATCTCTCCCATACGGCGGGCATGTTCTTTGCGGTCTTCAGGTGTAAAACCAAGATCAGAGTTAACTGTTGACCTAACATAGTCCGCATTAAGATGAACCGCGTTTATACGACTAGCAAGCTCAGTAGCTAAGGTTGTTTTGCCCGATCCCGGAAGACCAATGATCTGAATAATCATTGTTTTGCAGCCCAATCTTCTTCTGTTACGTGTCCTCTAATTACCTCAAGATATGTAGGGCCTTTAGTAAAGTACCAATGATCTGGCTCACAATAAAAGAAGAATACATTGCAAACTAAATTTTTTTCTGGATCCGGAAATTCTTCTCTCCAATGTTCCTGATCATTGCCGTAGGTCATAAGGGCATCGTTTTCTTCTAAAAGGTATGGCTTTCCTTCTACCCAAAGTTCCCACGGAGTTTTTTGAAATACGCAAAAATTTATATGATAGGTACATGCATTATCGTCTTTATGCTTCCAAAGTTTTGCTTCTGATGTCTCATAGATACCCATTAGGCACCAAGAAGGCTTAAGCGTTTCAGATTCAAAATGTTCTTTAGCAAGGTCTGTAAGCATCTCGTGCACCTCGCTTAATACGGGCGTGTTGGCCCACTGATGCCGGCCAAAAGCCTTATCAAAGGTGCCTGAATTTGACCACATGTTCATAGCGTGCTGTTGTAGCTTTTTTAACGTTTCTGGTGGTAGAACTGTTTTAATAATTTCTGGTTCTTTTATATTCATTACCATTTTCCAATCGGACACGTAGCCTCTGCCATTTTGGTCTTTACCTTCATCATGCAGCCACACTTTTTGCATTGAGAGGTAAGTTTAATCAATTCTGGACAAGCTTTACAGATTGAGAATCTCTCGCTTGATTTTTCATCATCAACCCATTCGGTAGCAGGATTTAATACGTCCCAAGGCCGAGTGTCCCCGAGCATTTGTTTATATCTTTGTAACGGGGAAAGCTTTTCATCAGACATTTTCCTGGACCTCACGGTTATAGACGTACTCATAAAGCTCAAAATCTATGCTGTTTAGGTCTAAAAATTTAGCTATGTCTTCATCAGTTAGCTTATCTTTAAGATCTACAGTTGTGTAGGATTGATTATTGTCTTCAACTAAAGAGGCGTTTATATGGGTCAAGCCCCCCTCTAGTTCCTTTACGCTTAGATTTGGGTAGTTTTGGTTAAACCAAGTGATTATTCGGTCAAGAAATACAGGAACTTTATTAGTAGTGTTAACAATCTCAAAAGAATCAATATAGCTCTTGACTAAATCAAAGCTTAGATCAACATCTACCAAGTACCACTGCTTAGACCTATTTCTATAATCTACTTCTATATCTGAAGGGATATTTCTAAAGTTATTTGTTTCAGGTTCAGAGCAGATAAACTTAGATTGAATATTTCTATGCGCCGTATAGTAAACATCGTCGAATAGGTAAAACTTTAGTTTATCTTCCATTTTTTCAATAGCAGCGTATTCAGGCCTATTTACCAAAACTCGGTTGTATATATACAAAAAGTTACTGATAGCGCGATCTAAAGGATCTCTTACCAAAGTAGCAACAGTTAAGTTGGGAACCCTTGAAATTGGGTATCTTCCTAGGTGTCCTTGAATAAACGCATATCCCTCATCTACATCCGGATGAGGAGGTGGTGTTGGCGGATACTTTGCTAAACCATTTCTATTTAAAAATCTAGCGATACCAACGCCTATAGTCATACCACCAGTTTTTGGTATGTGTAAGAAGTATAGCGCCTTATGTGTTTCCATTTTATAATTATATCACGTTGAGGTATAGCCGGAGAACCCGCCGCAGCCGTCGTATACGCAAACATTTGGTGGACAGGAAACGAAGGTGGAAGGACACCAGTAGCAGTTACAGGAACAAGTATTTGGGTTACTAGAGCAAGAAGGTACTGGAGTTGGGGTAGGTGTAGGAGTTGGGGTTGGGGTAGGCGTTGGTACTGGCGTAGGTGTAGGGGGAGTATATGATGTTACGCAGTAACCGATAGTGGGGAGCAATGGAATAGATCCATTATAAATTTGAAAGTTAACGCATTGCCCAGCAAATTGACTGGCGTAGATATCTACGTAGCTACTTGTTTGGCTATAGCTTAGGTAAACTCCATTAGCAATAATATTTGTAATGGACTCAACAAAATTTCCACCCCACCTAAAATAATTGTTACCATCATTTCCCAAGAAACCGCCAATAGAGGACTGCTGTGTAGGGGTAGGAGTTGGGGTAGGAGTTGGGGTAGGAGTTGGAGTAGGAGTTGGAGTTGGAGTAGGAGTTGGGGTAGGAGTTGGG